GAGCAGTAATAGACGGAACTGCTGTCTTAAAAGCTTGGTAACTCGTGTCAACAACTGCATGATAAGTAGCATCTAATGGACGTCCTTTAATTACCAATCCACGTTCCACATCATGTAGGAAGTAACGTCCTACCTTCGGATCATATCCGACCTTAAACATATCCCCATTTAGCTGATTTATCAGCACTTCTTTGGGGCTTCTTTGTAGTACACTCATAGTTTTAATTTTTAGTTTATTAACCTATAACCTTTAACCTTTAATATTTCCAGTGTTCTCATTGAGCTTGAACTGATACATCTCATCCTTATTTACCAATGAGTATTCCTGTAAAGCCAATGATATTAGCCTTTCCACATTACCATGTGATAACAACGGATTTATTGAACCATAACCATTCTGATATGGACTATAGTCAACTGCACTTATACTTCTAATAACATACGGATATGGTGCATCATCAGGATTATCCCTATCAAAGAATAGGTCGAATGGATTACGGATGTAATTTATAACAACCCTAATCTTCTCAATATCATCCTTAACATGTATAAACATTACATCGCTTGTTAGCTCATAGTAACACTTACCATCATTTGGCTTTCTGAATGTGTTACTGATAGAATGAAGCTCATCAGAACGTATAGGATAACATGGCACAGCAGTATTACTTCCGTCATAGTAAACCATTACCGAACGAATGCTAAGAGCACTATGAAATGCCTTAGCAATAGGCTGACTATTAATATCTATCCCTGGTAGTAATACAAAGTTTACAGCATCATAGGAAAGACTTACATCGCTATGCTTTTGCTGGATGTAAGGATTACGAATAGCAAATTTACCATTCATTGATAGTTTCGTACCACCATGTGTATCAAATATATGCGCTGATGTTACAATGACATCATCAGTACCAGCATCCTTAGATGTAGTGACTAACATGGTATCAATATCAGACTTTACGCTAGTATCATACATGGATTCCTGCAATATCTTCTGGCGGAGCATAGTCATTGCTTTACCCATCAGATAGTTGAATTGTTCAGGGGTAACAGTACCAATAAAATCTTTCTGTATCCCACTGAGGAAATCTCTATATATCGATATGACACTATCCGTATGTCGCATATTAATCCACTATTTTTTTAAGATGTGCATTCAATAAATCTAACATATCAATATATCTCCCAAGAACATCTAAACATACACTAAGGTTAAATGTAATTGACTTTTCATCCATATTTGATCGTTCAGGAATATGCACTATACAATCTCTTATACTATCATCATATTGCATAAGATTAGCAATTCTATATGCCATTCCACCTACTATAACATCTAAATCTTTCAACTTAGAATCAAACTCATGAACTATTCTATTAAACTCGGCTTTTTGCTCAGCATCTTGTGTAGAAATTGGATACTCAACTTCCTGTTTAGCAATACTTTTTTTAGGAGAAGATGTACCATCAGGTTTATCTCCAACATACATACGAGAGTTAACTAATTGTGCTTTTTCGTCCATGATCTTGTGTTTTAAGTTAGTAAGTTATTTCTTTTTTGGTACACTTCTCGGAAATGTTGTTTTAACATCAATGGCTACCTCTGCCTTCTCTGCCATGTTCCTTAGCGTTGAAAGTAAGTCTGCAAAGTTATCCTGTTTTAGATTTGAAACAGCCTCACTGACAGATGAGCCTAAAAACGTCTTCTCATAGTACATCATACCCTTGATGGTTACGATCTGTCCAGACTTCCGTAGCATATTAACCAGGGTGATCAAGTCAGCATCCTTATCATTGAAGAACTCAAGTATCTTTTTAGGATTTGCCTTGGTAAACTCGTATATCGATGATGTTAAAATAGCCGATGACATGATGTTAGGGTTCATACCTAAATAAAAAGCCATCTTACGTAGGTTATCATAACTCATCCCATGAACCTTAGATATAGCCTCAAATTCATCATTAACCTTATTAATGAGCTGCGATGCTGCATATTCCTTATCGTAAAGATACCCTATGGTAACATCTGGAATAACATCATCCATACTGATAACCACCCGTGGGTATTGAATGAGCAGCAACATGATTATGGCATAATCCTTATCATTTGCCTTATTTAGTATCTGGTTATGCTTTACCGCTATCTGAATTCCTGGGTCTTTGACAAACTTAGCCATAAGGTCTGCTATCTTAGGTTCAGGACATTCATCGGGATAGTAAATATAGCTATTCTTATCACTATCAAATATAGGGGTAAAGTAAACCACCTTTTCCCGATACTTGGGAGACAGTGCAACGAATTGCACTGTTCCCTTTCTCGTAAATATCTCCTTGTTTTCTATTGCCTTGTTCATGTTATCTATGACTTAGTATTTATACGGTCTGAAAAGTTCGGCAACACCTTCAGGGTTATGCAGTGCAATACCTGTTTCTGACAGGATATGTACACTTTTTCCATCAACGGAGTTAGCCATCATATCACCACCGTCATTCATTCCGTTAACCGTACCCCTTATGAAGTTTCTCTTACCAAGAGATAACAGCTCAATATTGGGCTGGTTAAACTTAGAATCACCGAGTGATACAAATATCATACGTCCAGACTCTGGACGTCTTCCATCAACATCATAGGTTTGAGGACGTGATGGAGCGTCGAAGAACCTAAACCATACGGGAACAAAACGAACATTGGCATACTGGTAGTACGAAACATCCATGTTAATACCCTTTGCTGAACCACTACCTTCAACAATAGCATTACCAGCTCCACTACCTATGATTAAATCTCTCATTATATCGTGGAAATCCCATAATGCATCATTACCAGCCAATACAGCAAGTTCAACAACCCCTTCCTGATTAGCAAAGAGCTGCATATTCTTCATTACATTATGGATAACAGCCTTGGTCAAGTAGTTATAAGGCATCCTGAAAGCACCTTCACCCTGTTCAAGTATGCCATCACCCATTATGATTTCCTTGTTCTCAATGTCCTTAAGGGTTATCTCATCCTTTTCATTCACCGTACCCTTACCGAAGACAAGTTGATTTTCACGTGCAATAGCCCAACGTTCAAGCATCTCAAGGTTAGCCCAATCTGTTACCAGCTTTTCTCCGTTATGCTCAACCCATACCTGATTAGCCCGTGTTTCCTGAGCAGTACCACTTATTGACCACTTCATACGCTGAATGGTCATATGGCTATATGCCATATCGTTGAATGTGTACTTCTCATATCCAGTTTCTGACAGCTCCTCAAATGCGGTGTACAACCAACCAATCTCCTTACCTTCTTCAAGCAATGAAGCAGGTATAAAAGCATCGTTATTCTTACTTATCAGCTTAACGGTAATCTTATATACACCAGGGGCCACCTCTTCGGGTATCTTAACACCTGCATAGTGTATAAGCGTTCTACGGTCGTCCATCTCAAGAACATCCTTTGGCGAAAACCAGTTGGTATCAATGAATATGTCAACTGCCGATTTACCCTTACCAATCTCTGTGCTCTTGTTAAAGGGGTCATAGTAAGTAACGCCATCAGGATTCTTTACGATTCTTGCTTTTCGTAATTTACTACCTGTAACTCGCCACATCACCTTACGGTTGCCGACAACCCTATAATTACCTGACTTAGGATTATTAGGGTCTAAAAGGTTGCCAGATACAAATCCCTTATTGGCAAGTAACGATGTAAATGCCGTATAGTTGCTGGAAAATATCGTAGCAACATAGGGTAATATCTCGGGGGAAGAAATGGCATACTTCATCAGCTCACGTGATGTAAGCGTCTGATTAGCCAATTCACTAGGAAATCCATTTAAAACTCTCATTGTTCAATGTATTACATAAAAAATCCTGTATCCTATTTCCTTTCAGGTATTTTTAGCTTGCTGACGTCGACTTCATCTAACTTCTCATTAGTACCATTTGCACTTCTGCTTTTAGGGGTGTTAAGCATTTCCATTATTTTTTTTTTAGTTCCCGACTTAATGGTGGAAATGTACTTCTTAAACTTATCCTCTGTCGCCCAAAGTGCATACGTCAGCTTATACAAACCCTCATCATCGAGCGAATAAATCATCTCAAGTAACGGGGCCATACCTGTGTCTTCACGTGGTATAATCATGGACGGAAAAACCTCGTTAAAGGCTTTCTTTTCATCGTCCGTCATGGTGATCCCAAATACCTCATTCACCTTACTGCTACCATTGACAATGCGTTCAGCATTCTTCTTCTGCGATTCAATGATATTTTGAAATTGCTGTTTCTGTAAAGCATCAAGTTTACTTGCATATTCATTTAAGGATTTACCTTTATTCTCAGCAATAAACTCTCTTGCCTTACGTTCAAGCTCCTTGCGTTCAATCTTGGTCATCTTATCCAGCTCCTGTTTGATGTCCTCATCGGTAATACCATCAGGGTTATTCTCAGCATCATACTTACCGTATGTTTCATACATGTATGTGCTTATAACCTCATCCGCTGGTATCTTCGATACATCTTTAACAGTAATGGAATTGGCAAATTCGGCTATATCGAAGCCTTCCTTACCCTCATTCTCGAGGATGAACCTGGCCATAGGAGATAATTTTTCAATGAATTTTTCATGTGCCTTTTCAACGATAACCTGCGGTTTTTCCTTGACGGCATTCATATCTACCTCATCGGTCGATAGCCCAAATGACTTAATGATTGTCTCCATAACATCAGGACTTTCAACTATACCTCCTGTCTCACCTTTCTGGTTCGTGCTACTTGCCTGCGCTCCTCCATCTGTATTCTGAATATTCTGACCTTGATTGGTTTCATAACCAGGGATACCTTTTAACAGCTGAGCCTGTATCTTGGGATCAATACCACCTGTTTCCATTATTTCCTTATTTTAGCGATTAAACTTCCTGCATCTAACAGTACATATGTCTCATTATTCATTCTGAACTCATAATGACGGTATGAAGGGTTATAGTAAACAATATCGCCCCTTTTAACCTTTAAGGGGTTTTGTATCTCCCCAGCATTTACCACCTCACCTTTATACGGATGCTCGGTATAATACTCCGATGGAACATCCATACCGTCCTGTATTACCAAATTATGAATTGGCTTTACCTCGATAGGCTTTATTAGCAGTAACCTTTCACCAATCTCTAACATACTTACATCCACAGAAACATCTGTAGTTAACTTACTGCGGTATGCCTCTGATTGCTTTTTGCTATTCTTAATGCCATTATTCAGCAAGCCAATGTCATAGGTATCTGGGATTACCTTGTTTACAGTATCTTCTACGATACCTTCCTTTGTTGACCTTATAACTGTTCTTTTCATATGATGATATTTTGTTGACAAATATATGTTAATCTTTTATCTTCTCTTTACTTTTTGTAATTTTTTTATTAGCAATATTATTTTTTTCGCTACCAATGATAGCATTCATCTTCAGCTCCAATGCTTTTAACTTCTCCATGATAACTGCCTGTCGCTGTTGTTCCTGAAGGTATGCCATCTCCACTGCTGTATCTTTTTCTACCGATACCCTCTTTATCTCATTACCTTCTTCCTTAATGCTATAATCCATCTCTGCCTTTCTACTATCGATAGCATTACGGCTATTGGCAATATTCAGCTGATTGCTTATCTGCTTATTAAGAAGCTCAAGTTTTTGTGATTCAATAGCCATGTCATATTCCTTCAGTGTTGCCTCTATTTGTCCTTTTAGCTTTTCCAGCTCTGCAGCGTAATTATATTTTGAACGTTCTTTCTGTTCATTTGTTTCAATCTCCATTTGCTGCATAGTCGTCTGAAAGGTATTCATCAGCTCTGCCAGCTTCTTATCCATCTTCCTGAATGTTGTAGATGTAAGTATCGTACTTAGGGCGTTTATAGGGATAACCTTTTGAACAGCAGCCTGTAATGCTATCTGCTTATATGTCTCAAGTATGTTCTGGTCAGTATAATCCTTATCGACCATAACCCTGATATCCCTTTCCGTTAGTGTATTAGGTGGTATCTCTATTCTTGTAAATCCTGCATTTACATCCTCAGCATCCATCTCTATCTTACTAACATTGGTATATTTGCCGATAAGATTAGCATACTGCTCAATAGCCTTTATGTAAATCTGCTCATGTGTCTGGTATAACGACTCAACAATAGCTAATGTCTGATTGATAGCCTGTGTTACCGTTCCCTTTAGTTCATACTGTTCCATCTGGGCAAGCGATTGTCGGGTAACACCAGTAACCAACTCAAAATGTTTATCCAATGACTCGTCGATATTTAGCAGGGTAATAATGGACGGTGATAATCCATCATCGTAACTCTGGAACTGATTAAAATTAGCGGGCCTACCATTCTTTGTAGATTCAATCCAGGCAGTACCCATCTTCTTTAAATACGTCCATTCGTCCTTTGACATGTTACTTGGCTTCTGGGAGTAATCCATGATGAAACCTTTTACTCCAGCCAACGCTATAAGCATCTCCATCTTTATGTTTATCACCTTGGATAACTCATTGGCATCCTTTGTCTGTAATACCAACGAGTAAGGTTTTCTTAGACCATTGTCAAAGACAAGACCAATAACAGGTAGTTTAGGATTGTTATAGTCATTCTCATACCTTACCACATCAGGAACAACACGTGGCTCAACTATAAACTTACCATCAACAATAACAGCTTCCCATATCTCCACATACGGACGTTTTTCCACCTTCATATTCCTTGGATTCTTACCATCTTCAAGAATATGTATATGTGGAGCATCCTTATTATACCTATTCTCTGCAATACCAAAACGTACCATCTTGGTATCCTTCCAGAATATATGATATACATTATTATATACCTCTTCACTTGAACTGTCCGAATAGGTATCAATCTCTCCGCTCAATGAAAAGAATCTATTCCTATTATGCAGGTATTCCTTTATCTCATCCGTAAGCTTGTAGCTATTCAATATCTGTAACGGGGTATATTTTCTGCGTATCACAACCCACTCACCATCCTGTACCCATATATTTGATGTATGTGGGTAAAACACATCCAACGGGGATAACGCCTCAAATGTAGGATATTGGTTATTAGCGTTAATATCAACGTAATAGTACTCTGCGCCAAGTGCTGTCTTTAACGAGTAATCAAAGGCTATACTCTTCTCGCTGTCTATATGATACTCATTGATCAACGAACGTAGTAGCATATCTACATTCGCCTCTACCTCATCGGAATACTCCATCGATACCTGTGCTTTTACCTTCTCAAGTACATCCTTGTACCCCTTATTTTTCTTAACTAAGTACTGCGTCTTATAGTTAATTACTGCTTTTAGCCTATCAAGTCTACTGTAATACTCCTGTTGGGCCATCATATATGCTTCCTGTTCATCAGGTTGCTCACCATTTTCATTTTGTTGGCTGATATATGACTGCATTAACTCCTGAATGTATTTGTCAATATCAAATATCATTGATTCCAACTCCTCTATCTCGACAATATTCTGTTTCATGATATTTTCCATCTCGGATAGAAAACGCTGGTAGGATACCACATGTAATCGTCCATTCTTCTCCTTAATGGATTCACTATCGATAAGCCTAACGATAAGTGGTATCTTTCGTGTATTCTCACGTGATTTTAGATAGCGAAGACGTGGTGATAGCCTGTCTATATTTCGTGGTTTGGCTGGTAGCGTATATTTCATATCCTTACCTATCTTGAGTAGGTAATTATACGCTGATGCATCTAGTCCATTATTGTAATAGTTAAGAGATTCATAGTATGTACTTTGTATCTTTCCACCATGACACTGGGAAACAAGACTAAGTGCATTTATTTTTTGTCTATCGTTCATACTCTTTAGTTAGGGATTATATTTCCTTCATCATCTAAAGCATAGCTAAAAAACTCATCGTAGCTATCCGAATTAGCATCGCTGGTTTCTACCGATGACATCTTTAGTTTTTCCTCTTCAAGTTGTACTACGCATAGTGCTGATGATATGGTCTCATCACAGTTATACTCATCAACGAGCTTAAACTTTATGAAATGTGCTATCTGCTCTTCGTTAAAAAGATTATTTATCTGTTCAAAGTTATTGGCTATAAGAAAGTCTCTTAGTGTCTTAAGCCAGTAAATCTTAGTGTTAGGGTCTATACCGAAACGGTTAACCGTCTTACTCAGCTTAACCCAGTTCGATATGACAAAGTCTGGACGTAAGGATAGGTAATCCAACATTCCTGCTGTTTCATAGTACTGAAATATACGAAGGTTCGAGTACTCAATCAGGTTACGTGCGTTCCACGCTACATTCATCCTGAGTACTAAATCGTAGAAGTACATCGCTCCACCCATTTCCTCTGTTGGTCTACCCAGTATCCTACACTCAAACCTACCATATCCTTCTCCCATCTCATACTTGTTATATCCTTTTATGATATGGCTTGAACCCAATGAATCACTTGTTGGGGCCTTATCCTTATCGTATGAGTCAGTACCCTGTTTGTATATCCCATCAGGTATTACCTTTCTGCCATTCTCATCGATGATGGTAAATGGATCATTAAGTTTCCATACCCAACGCATACCCCACTCATCAGGTTCATCCGACCAGTAAACACCCTTTCTCTTATTGCTGCTATCAATCCAGAAATAATTACCATACATACCAAGATTGGTAGCCCTGTTATTCGTCAAATATCTCAGTCGTTCATTAAGATGTAATATGGTATCATCACCGAAGAAGTTACCACCTGTAATGGTAAATATATCCGATGGATGTAATGGATTCATGATGGTATATAGCAAACGCTCATTAGCCTTTTTATAGTTTTCCTTTTGTGCCTCAATGTACTTTATGCTTTCATTCCTATGCGAGTTACCATGTTTATCTATCTTAACGTATTTCCAAGCAGGGGTAAAATGTGCTATATGACCGCCATCATTACTCTCATACCTATTTACAAATTTTAGCAATCCATACTCATCTGGATTATAAAACATCTTCTTAACATCATTTACTGACATTTCCATATCACCACCAGTGGCAATATAGTATGACCATCCTGTCTTTTTTCCCTCAGAGTACTGTGATGGCCTGATGATATTTCTGGTATCCAATAGCAACCCTTTTTTCCATATCCCTGATTCCTCAAATACGGTAAATACAGGTGATAGCCTTGATGCTGCCTGTGGATTATCCTTAGCTGTCAGACAGTAAACATTGGACATGATACCCTTAGTGCTGATGGATTTCGTTCCATCAGGAAATATCACCGTCTCATTATATGCAGCCCTGATATGTTCACCTGTCTTATTAGGCATTCTATGCTTGTAAAACTCTGTATCTACTAAATCATCAAGACCACGAACAACATTGGACATGGTATGTGCAGAATAACGTTCCTCACCTGCAATTATTAATACCTGTGAGCCAGGGACAAAGGTAAAGAACCATCCTACAACAGCAGCAATCCATTCCGAAAAACCTTTCTGGCGGGCTTTTGCTTCCATATCATCTAAGCTATCGCGAAACATACATTCCACCGCAATAGCCTTTTCATAGTCGATATCCAGAAATCGCGGCTTTATTATTCCTTTTAGCCCTGTCTTTTCATCAATACCGTATATAGGCCAGAAGTTAAGATACCAGTATAGCCTACCAGGTATGATAACCGTTCTATTCTTAATCCATACCCTGTAATCGGATAGGTACACATTCATCTTTTTCTTATCCCATAGAGCATTTTCACCATCTACGAATACATCACCCTTACCATATTCTACGGCATCTGATACCTTATAGCCATGTATGCAACGACGGTACTGTTCCTTCCACCATAACCTATATAGCGGGGAACGTTTGTCGGGCATATCGTTCTCATAGACGACTGGCGAAAATCTCTTTGTATCAACGAATATCATCTGTCTAACCGTATGTACTGTAACTGTTCATAGTTCACATTCTTACCCTCGATCTTAGCAACCACCTTACTATCCCACCGTTTCCAGAAGTAAAATGCTGGATGACGTATCTCCGAACCATCCTTCTTATACTTGGTACGGTATATGCCAATGCTTCCTTTCACGTTATAGGTATATTTCAAATTTACGCTATCATCAACAGCTACGTCAAGGTTAAGATACCCATCATCATATTTAACACTGCATCGATGTAAAGTATCTGTCTGACTTAAAAATACGGTATCATGGCTTGCTGTTGCACTAATACCTATTGCCTGTTCAAGCTGTTTAATCCTATTATCCTTATCGGTAATCTTTTGCAGTAGTTCTTTTTGTTCCCTGCGGTAATCACCTATCAGCTCATCCTTAGTGCCGAGTAATGAACGAAGCTCACCTGCAGCCATATCCAATGACCGAAGCTCAGCTTTAACCTTTTCGCCCTCATACAATGCTACCTGATACTTCTGCTGTATGGTATTGATATGCCTGCTATAATCCTTTAGCTTTAGGTACAGCCATACGACAATAGCAAGTACTGCTATGATAATTATAGCATATATCACATTCTTAATGGTCTTTAATGGATTCATAGCTATTTTTTTAAAGTGAGTAATTAGTATAGTTTAGCACATTATACGTCTGTATAAGACTATTCATCTCCGTATCATTAAGGAATGGATCACCTGTCTCATATTCGTTGAAAAAGTCAGTAACCATAAGGTTATACATCGCACGTAGGTAATCATACTTTGACACCTTGATGTCCAACAGCGATGACACTGTCATACGATGAACAAGTTCACCGCTTGTATAGTTTAGCCCATACCTTAGCTGCTCTATTGATAATGCCATGGTCTTTATCCGTTAGCTTATACATCCTCAACACTGAAATTACCTTATCATCATAGCCTGCAATATCGTCCAGCTTAAACCTGCTCAATTTAACACCTATATTTGAATTGGAAAGGCTATTCAACCTTTTATGTATGGTCATATAGTACTGGTAGGTATCCTTCTTTCGCTTATATAGGTCTTTAATATCATTCTCGTAATCCTTCATGGCATTTCTCTCAATGACTATTTGACCATTACTTGTAAGTACCCTGCCATCCTTTTTTACGGCATACCTAATACCAACTGACAGCAGCTCATCCATGAAATTCACCAATGCAGGTTCAGCCATCTTGACGAATATGCTATCGGTAGCCTCATCTATCCTCTTGATATTAGACATGGCTATAACGATATTACTGAATGTTTTACTCTCGCCATACGCTATTGTCTTCATGGCGTTATATATCTTCTGTATATCCTCAAATTTGTACTTCATCGTCTGTAGTTTTAGTATGGTTTAAAGAATTGTATTAATGTTTATAAGTCATCCTCATAATCAGAATATAAAGGATCGTTTTTCATCGCGAGGTAAACCAGCCTTTTTAGATTATCGACTAATGGTGCTACCTCGCATTCACCATTCAGTATTCCCATCCCAACATAGAATGATGTTACCAATGGTTTGCTGAACTCATCACCACCTGTTAACCGATGGTCTTTGTTTCGCCATGTCTCAAGGAATGCTATTCCTGTTGTTACGTCTATCGATGTAACCCTGACATAGTAACCTGTTGTTTTGTTAATCAGTGCCATAATTTTACGTTCTATGATTTAAAACATACGCATAATATCCTGAACTATCATATACCAGCATCACCTGTACGGTATCGCCTTTTTCTACGGTTAATTTATGGATGTTATTGGCATTATTATCCAGCAGCTGTGGAAAATAAGTGCTATTGGTAGCCGTTCTTTCAGTTGAATATCCATAGATATAACCTGTTGCTGATGAATTACGATGAATGGCTATATTCAGTACTATGTTAAAATACATTCCACTTAACCCTAATGCGCTTTGTATGCTCGTATATTTAGGCAATATAACTACATAATTATATGTAGCAAATATTACAATAATATTAAATATATTAGCAGGTAATTCAGCATCATTGGCAAATGTTTGACTGATACCTTCAGTCCATGGTGTTTTACCTTTTGTAACCATTCTTGACGTTGATGTGGCATTAAGCCCATGACCATTATTGCTAATGTCGAATGAACCTTCTAGCTGTGCAAATACACTTGCGCTGGCAGATAGATATAGATATTTTGCAGTATTCCAATACGATATAATTCCATCGCGACCAACTAATGTTGCCTGTTTCTGTTCTGTATAATATAAATAATTTTCACTTTCAGAGCCATAGCCAATAACAACATCCCACAGATAATTAAATGTATAAATAGTATATTCTAACAATAATTTATATGTGCCACCATTTATAAATAATTGAGGCATTGTCCATATAACTGTCTGCGCTGATGAATTTCTCGAATAATATCCTTCATTTATGTATTTTATTTTATTCCCATTTATATCAGTTAACCATAAATTTAAGAATATCCTATCAACATTAGCAGGTATATATATTTTAGTAACTACTTTTACATTTGAATTAGGAATTTCAAAATTATTTAATGTAAGTATTGAACCTTCCGCCTTATAATAAGTTGAATCATATGGCACATAATCACCTGCTGCAAATGCCTTATATATACCAGTGTTAAACTGTCCAGATAAAGGACTAAGAAGAGTACTTAGCAAAGGTAGTAAGTCATTAAACAGTGCAACCTTTTCCACCCCATCATAGCTAAAACTTATCCTCTTACTCTGCGGGTCAAGCGTAAGTTCACTTAAGCCATCCACCCTGCGTAGATACTCCTCAAATATATCCCATCCCCCAATATACCCCGATAATGCATTTATTACCCCTTCAATTTCTGCATCTGTTGCAAATAATTTACCATTTTGCTGTATTCTAAATGGCGCACTCGTTCTATCAATGAATGTTTTACCTGCCCAAAACCTTACACTATCATCATATTCTCCCTGTCCTGTCATACCTGCCTTTACGGTATAGCTATCCTCATCCCCCTCGCCGGCCATGAGTGTACCCGAAAACACCATACCCCCATCAATTATCGTCTTTAGCGCACCGTAATCCAGCCCAGCCCCTGGGTTCTGGTATAGCCATAACACCTCGTTATCGGCCAATATGCGGTTGTACAACCTTACATCGTCTATTAAACCGTTAAACTTACTAGTAGAACTATTTGCATCATAACCAATACTGAACATATTACTTGTTGCATAGTAAGCAAAACTTGCATATTCAACACCTACCAACTGCCCGTCAATAAATAACTTTATGTAACCGCCAGTTCCAGTTTTCAACTGAGCAACAACATGATACCAGGTGCTAAACTTTAGCTGTCTATCTATATTAAACCATGTTGTCTCATTATAACCGCTTAGTCGCATCAAATTGGCACTATATAATCTCAAACAAAACCAATATGTTAGCGAAAATAAGCCATTTGCCGTTTGCCCTGTAGCTAACCCCGATGTGGTAAACCAAAGGCTTACGGTTACCTCTGCCGTTTTGAGTGAGGCATCATTCCTGTACAGGTACTTCGTCCCATCGAAGCTGGCTGCCTTACCCGCTATGTAGGACTGCACCACGCTAACAGCGGTGGGGGTAGCGGTGAGCGTTCTGCCATTACCCGTTACATCCTGCATGGCATTCTTATCCATCGAGTAGTGGGCCATCAGGTTTGCATCGTCAGGCTTCATGGCCACAATGCCACTCGCAGCACCGCTAAGCAAACTCTGAATGTCAGGCTCATAGCCATTAACCTCCCATATACCTGCCCCGTAGTACTCGGACGTATTGTTATCGCCAGTACTAACTTGTATTGCTCTCAGGTATATGGATGTTATTGTACTATCAGCAAACTTATACTCATTCCTCACCCCCACCCCGTCAAAATTCACCCGCCTATTGGTATCAGGGTCGTAAACACCCGTCTTCTCGGATACTACCGTACCTGCGTAATTATACGGATTAATAAAGCCTACAAATAAGTACCACTTATCCTTCACCAGGTGCTTTGTGGGTATGTACAAGAAGTAAGGGTTGGAATCTAAAAGGCTATCGGTTATCTTCTTTACCTTATTAGGAGTTGTTCCCAAGTATATATTTCCCGAAACAACGGCATTATAGCTTTTCTTCATCCAAACGGCGAACATATACGTCTTTAATGGGTCAACCCTGACGTTGACGCTGTAAAAACCTCCACAAGCAGTATTCCCCAATACACCCTTTCCCTGCCATACCTTGGAGGTAATGCCAAAGGGATTGAGTAAGGCCAGAACGGCATTCGCATCAGCACCACCGTACGTTGATTGCGCAAAATTACTGTAACTTGAGGTATCAATAGGGTAACCATCGTACAGTATGCCATCCCAGTTAAGCAGGTTACCCGAGTTTTTTCCGAGCCTACCATCCATCTCTAGCACCTTGTTGAGTAGGTTTTGACGCGCCGTGTAGTAGTCGCTAAACTTGGCCCTAAACGTTACCCCATCAATGGTGCTGGTATTCCCGTAATCGGTAAGAAGCGGGTCAAGGTAAGCTATCAGGCTGTTATAGGCATTCGTATAGGCCGTTTTAAACGTGCTGCACTCCTCGTAACGGTTACCCTCTGACAGTATGCCCGCATACTCGGCTGCAATTACCAGCTTCTCCTTGAGTACGGCCTTTTTCTCGCCGGGCGTTAGCCTATCATCATTTGAAATGTCATTCAGACGTTCCATTGCACTGTTAGCCGTATCTTGTGCAGTATCTGCCAATCCTTTTGCCTTTAGCTCAATGGCATTAAGCAGCGATGTCCTTGCATCGTAGTAATCCTTAAACTTCAACCTAAACGTAGGCCCATCAATATTAGTATTGGAGTTAAGATTTGTACTGTTAATCCACAATGGATCGCCACTACTCCATGCTGTACCGCCATTTAGGTAATTGGCCAATGCCTGAAACTTTGCGTTGTAGCTATCCTTTTCCGTTGTTATACTAAATGCATCTGCCTGCGTATTCATTAATACCTTTTCAGACAGTATTACATCCCAGTTTTGCTTTAATGTATGTTTTTCAGAAGGTACAAGCACATTGTCATTGGCTATGTTTGCAAGAGTAACGAGGGCGCTATCGGCATCAGCCTGAGCAGCATCTGCCAGTAGTTTGGACTTTTCACTTATCGCTTCAAGCAGCAAGGATTGCCTGTAGTAGTATTCGCTAAATCGTGTTCTAAAAGTAGAACCAACAATACCAGTTGTCGTGCTAAGATTTGTATCATTAATCCACAACGGAATACCTGAAACCCAGGCTGTACCGCCATTCAGGTAATTGGCAAGGTTCTGAAATTCGGTATTGTATGCGTCATTTTCAGTGGTAATGCCATACGTAGTTGCCAAACTGTTATTAACATTTTTCTCAAGTACAATCTTATCCCACTCCTTTCTTATATCGTGCTTTTCGGAAGGGGTCAACTTATTGTCATTTGAAATATCGGCAATCAGCGCATTGGCAATACTAGCAGACTGGTTGGCCAAATCTGCAGTCGCCTCGGATATCTCTATGTAATCAATAAAGGTTGTACCCGTAACATTATTATAGTTGGCATATATAATAGGCCTTATGTATCGTACATCACTATGTAGTGGTGCTGGTGATGTAGGATCAGGCCTTTCAGAACCTATCCCTGGTGTTGCCCAACCCTTGAAGTAGCCAATATACACCACGTAACTACTGGTTAGAGCTCTGCTTGAACAGCATATGTAATGCTGAGAACCATATTCGGAAACTCCATTTACATTAACAAGGGTTACCCCATCAGCAGCAATACCTGCTACACCTGCGTAAAACTCTCCCGTTCCTGCTGTCATCTTCGCCCTGACAACAAGCCTGTACAGCTTACCAGAATCGTAGGGTATATTTCTCTTGCCAACAAAGTTATAACCATCAGTAAGTACCAGCGCATTACCACCTGTTCCGTCATTGACAACCTGTAAAATGGCACTTCCAGTTCCGCCAAACTTCAAATAATTAACCTCAAACTGATGTAAACCACCATTAAAAGTGTCCCGATACAGCATGCTGAATAGCTGCTGTTCAATTCTTGTGGTATTATCCTCTAATGTATTATTAATAACTCTGATAAGTGCGTTCTTGGCAGTATAGTAGTCTCTAAACTTATCAATAAAAGTTTCTCTATCTATTGTAGTATCTTGATTTAAGTTAGGACCATTTATCCAATCAGGAAGTGTAGGCCCATATGTCCATGGTACACCATTGTTAAGGTAATCAGCTAATGCCTGAAAGGCATTAAGATAATCACTTAGATAGTTAATTGCAGGACTTACCGCTCCCGCTACTTCATTAAGAACGTCTTTTTCAATATAAATGATATTCCATTCAGGTAATACGCTTTGTTTTTTCTCAGTGGATGATAATATAGAATCGTTTGTTATGCTGTCTAATTCTCCTTCTATGGTAGTGGTTCTATTATTTAGTGAGCCAATTCCATCACTCATAATTGTTGCTATTTGATTCCATACCTTTTGCCGTTCATCGGTATATATTACCAAAACATTTATTAAACCATCATGATTACATGTTGATGAAACAGTAAGATCAACTAACAATGGATTAATCATACTATCAAGATTTCCCTTAGCTGTTACCAATGCAGTTGTATCAATACCCAATAAAGTAACCTCTACCATTACTTCTATATGTTCCTGATCTAACAAAGCCTTTTCTTTTTTTAGTTGTAACTTCTCAGTAGGGCTAATTACACCATCAGATGATATCTCATTTAACAAATCTAATGCACGTGATGCATCCAGTTGAGCTGCCGTAGCACTATTCATAGCATCATTAGCCAGATTATTTACATCACTAATAGTAGTTTGGACAAATGTATTTATAGCCTCAATCAATAACTTTCTTTCATTAAAGTAAGCATCAAAATATCCATCAAATGTAGATCGGACAATATGTATTCTTTCATCCTGTGATGATATTATATTGGTATTTAGATAATACATTAAATTATTGTAGGCAGTTGTATAATTTGTACTATCAACATAATACAAACTAGCCATATGTATATCAATATCATACCACTGATCTATTTCTCGCATAACATTTATAAGATCAGCTTTTTCTGCTTTTGTAATTATACTATCACTTGATATTTCATCAACAATAATATTAGTCTGGCTTAACTCATCATGTACCTGTCCAATATAGTTATTTATTTGATTAGCATAGGCATTAACATTATAGGTGTATTCATATTGTTTATCCTGTATTTTCTTTAAACAATTTAGTGCAGCATTAAAGTATGTATCATAATATCCTTCAAATTCTAATCTACTAACAGATGTCGATATTCCCATATTAGTATCATTAAACATGTATGGAAACCCACTGATATATTCATCACCATTATTTAAATACCTTGCTAACGCATAAAATGCTGTTATCATTGTATCTTTCTCAGTCGTTATGCCCAATACATCGCATAATGATAGTATGTTATCTTTTTCATACAGTATTTCTCTCCATTGACGTCTGAGTATGTATTTTTCATTTGGGGATATAACACCATCGGCTACAATATTATCTATTTCTGCCATCATATTAGTAATAGACAATGAATAACCATCTACTATAGAAACAAGTTCAGTAACTGAATTTGACAAGGTTGTAACATCATCTGTAATACTCCAAATATCTACACCTAATGTATCTATATCTTGCACTAATGTACCTATATCAACAAATACATTTGGTGATTTTTCAATTTTACTACCCATTCTTAGATATGCAATACCATCCACATAAGTATTATACAGAATACTGCCATAACCACCTAACACCAATCCATTAAATAGTTTACCATCGAGTAATCCTGCGTAAAAAGATGGCTTATCTGTATTCATAGAGAATACAGTCAGCTTATCTGTACGAATATGATGCTCTCCAGCCTCTTCTTTCACTGAAAATCCGTGTGTATCATTTGCTCCCTGCAACTCAAAGGCTATTCCCTTCACCTTTACCGATACATCTATGCTTGTCTCTGTCCCTATGATAAGCTTAACGGTATCTACAAGGTATATCTTATCCCCATCGGTAATCAAATATTTATACTCACCCGTCCCTAATGGATTGGGAATAATCATATTAAGCAATACCTGAAAGCTGCTATTTATCTTGAAGTGATTTGGATATAACTTATTAGACAAATATGATGGTAGTTCACCTGTCAGCGATACCATCCCTTTTTCCTGTAATATCCTTTCAATAGGCTTAGTGTAATCTTCCCTGTCAATACCGAGCAGCGATAGTATTCGTTCCACCTTCTCGGCAGGCATCTCTGCTATGTTACTAATTACCTCAACGAGTTGCAGCATCTCTACATCAACAGTGCCATCAGTGATACCAGTAGGTTCAACCTCATTAACAGGTTCAACGTCTATATTTACGGGTAGGTTATCATTAACAACAGGTATGGACGTACCTTCCCCATCAGGGGTTATTTCAACAGTACCATCACCAACACCCTGTGGATTTACATTATCAGGTTCTTCTAAAGACCTAATGTAGTCATCAAGCTCTGACATTTAGTACGTAATGCTTTTAGTTCGGTTAACGTCTTTTGTTCCTGTCCTATTACCGCATTGTATATAAGTCCTTTATAGACGATATACATATGGTAAATCTCACTTAATGCCTGATGCTCAAACATGGATGAATCAACCCTTAATACGGATAGTATCCTGTAAATGGATATCTTAACATTCCTTGAAAATAGCCGTACTTCGGTAAGCGTATCCACACCATCGGTAAGCTCAAAGCTGTATATACCATCAACCAGACCTGCGGAAAAAGGAAAAGTAACAATACCATCGACAGTTTTCTTCAAATCTGTTGATGCTAACAGTGTTTTTGTTGTTAGCGTTGTCTCGCTGATGGTGATTGGGTCTAAGGATATATACTCGGTATCATCCTCAAGCATATACTTTATGTTGAGTGTACCAGGGCCTTGTATGTCAAGTTGAATACCACTGTAGTCAGACTTGTACTTAATGTTAGTTAGTTGCATTTTCGTATATCCCGTTTAGCTTATACAATAGCTCATTCTTTTCCTTGGAGATCAGCCGTCCAACATGATCAATAATCATTTCGCGATTACCCTTTATGTGTTCATCGAATATAGCCTTCTCGCATATCCATGATATCCTTTCAACCATATCGTTCTTATCGATCAGAATACCTACGCTAACATTTCCCTTCATCTTATAGTTATCCAATACCAGAATCATGTAGTCTATATAGTTGGACACCTCATCCCTGATCTTTACCTTTATGTTATCCTTACTTTCCTTTATGTTGTTCTTTTCATGTACCTGCATGATAAAGTTAACCATGGAGTACACGATAAACTGAAATATAACCTCAATAGCCGATTTAATGGTTACGTGAGGTGATATGTTGGAGTACTTATTAGCTATTGTCTTAAGGTATTCCGCTATCATCTCATTGGTCTTACGCTGTTCATTGATAAACTCATTTATCGAGTTACCACCACCGAATAGCATCTTTTGCTTACGGAATGATAGTATCTCCTTGGTAAGAACATAAATGGAGTAAATAGCTATCAGTACTATAAATACTATAAATCCATTCTTTGTTTGTATGTCAATCACGTTGACACCATCTATTAGCTCATTCATTTAGCATTTCCTTTAGGGGGTTCAAATATTTCCTCATTGTATAGTACAAAGTCAAATTCCTTTATGGCCTCTGGGTCTTCAAACTGTTTTATGTTTCTACCTGCTTTCTTTATGAATTTCATCCGTTCAGCCATCGCTACATCTTCCATCTTTTTCAGGTATGATATAAGGTCGTTGGATGTCTTAATGGCCTTCATCTTTTCATCCATATTGGATATGCTAACCTTAATCTTTGTCTTTGGTTGATAGCCTTTTTTTACATATTCATCTGGTGTATCTACATTGATATACACCTCTTTCTCAAATGGTATGGCTGATAGTTTTTCTAGAAAGTCGTCTATATCCTTTTTTACATTGTAGTACATCTGTTCCACCTTGGTCATCTCGATGGACATGTAAATCTTTATGGCATTCTCAAAGTCTTCATTGCTGGTAAATAGCTTCTCATACTTACTATCTACGTGGTACTGAAATGTTCTCTCTATTCTCTCGCTTATCGATAGCTCTGACATGTATGACACATCATCATCATTACCGCTTTTGCTATACGTCTTATAGACGTAATACATGAATATGATAAACTGTCCGAATGTATCGATGCCGTACTGTTTCAGTATATGCTGAAACTCAGGCATACGTATCAGTTTAGGTGATGCGTATATGTTATTCCCTTTGCTGGCTATCAGGTCCATCATTAACAGGCATTAGTTCTCTTGAGTGAAACTGTGCATTCCTTAACTCTCCATTATTATCCATCCATCGGCATATAACGCCCAATAGTATCTTTTTTATCTTCACAAAGTCATGTAATTCGGAGTGATAGTATGCTCCGTTATCGTTCTTATCGCATATCACCGTTGCTTCCTTATAGCATAGTCGTTCAACGGTCATCAGCTGTTTTTCGTTAGTTACATGTCTAACGGTCATTCCTTCCACTATCCAATTTTTACTGTTCATAGTATGATGCCACTTTAGCTATTTGACTTTTAAATCTTACCCTCTCATAAACGCCATCACCATCCCTGCTACCACCACCATTGGTATTACCCTCAATGGTTTTAACCATGTTATACCTATCCTCAACAATAAACCCGACGTGGGCAATTCTGCCTAGTCGGGTAAAGTAAATTCCAAATACATCACCTTTCTGTACCCTATCATTATTACCTATGCCATTACTATACTTAACGGCATACTTAGGGAATAACGATGGAGACCACGCTGAATACGGGGCTTTAACGCCACAGTATTTCAGGCAGTACGATACGTATATGGCACACCATGGAGAACCGTACGGAACGGTACAATTCAGGTAATCGAAGAAATGTCTTATCTCAGGTGAACGATTGCTACCATCCGTCTCACGGACGTCAATGTAACTATATGCTGTACTAACTACGCAATCCCTTAAATTATTCTGAGCAAAAGGACGAAAAGAAATAGTAAGAAAAAGTAAACAAAAAATGAAACGTACCATTTTTCTTTGGGTGTAAGGGTGTTATGGTATCCTTTAGAATCTTCTTTTTCCTCAAATGACTCATCTATAATCCTATACATTCCTGGCCATACTACTCTTACAATAACCATCACGATAAATATACCGATGATAAGCTGTATAATGGCATAAAAGGTGCTAATGAATGGTGTCCAGATGGACATAGGGGCAGTAGGATCGTAAAACATGGTTAACATACCATATAAATACCAGATGGCTAAGCCAATAACCAGCAGCAAAAAAATATCCATCTTTCCTGCTGAAAAATCGACCAATGCCTTTAACCTACCTTTGCTGGCATTCTGTAATTTCTTTAATAGTCTCATCATAGTCGTTTGTTTTATTACGACAAATATATACATTTAGTTATTCCATAACACAAAAATTTTTCAAAAAAAAATCATTTGTATACTATAGTACTAGTATATATAACTATATAGTAATATATAGTTATACTCTATTATCCTTTAATAAGGAATGATGTATGTTAGGGATAAAGGGAGATTATATATTTTTTCTTGGTGAAAAAATATTTAGGGGAGGGAGGTAAGGGAGGAATACATACATCCTTTTCTATACACAAAAGAAAAAAGGAAAGAAAAGCCCCCAAAAGAAAGGAAAAAAGAAAATAACAAAAACAGCAAGGGATGAAGGAATAGAAAGAGCTACATGTTTTTCCCATAAACGTAATTACCTGATCCAGACGGGCTCTTTCAACCGTAGTGCCGTATGCCTCAATGATTCATCCTCTAATAGTCCTTCTATACGGGATGCTTCGACACCTGAAAAAAAGTACCCCCATTAAAAAAAACGAGGGTACTGGGGGAGAAGGGGAAAAAGGAAATGTAGGTTTTGGTTCTTTGACCGCACAAATATAATCATTCGTTCAATGAATGCAAATATTTTTCACTAATTTTTATAATAACCCATCTTTGCCATCAGATGTTGTGCATTATAGTAATGTGCCCTAAGATAACCATTCACTATACCCTTTGGAATCATATTATGGCTTTTAACAGTTCTCATATCATATAATATGAACATGGCATACCCTAATGTCTCATTTTCCAGACAGATATGTAAACGCTCAATGTTCATCTTTATGTAGTTCGGTACAGGCTTAATCTTATTAAACCTGATGAAGTTCTTATTATTAACAAGAATAGTACCATGTTCTGGTTCTATTTGTATCGGTGAATTTCTCCCGCTTAAACCGTCATAACCTAATGTCTGTTCCATAGCTTTACTCTTTAAAATGGTAAACCGTCATCTATATCTTCACTACCTGAATGTTTACTACTGGTATAACCATCATCTGGATAATTATCATCATCTTCATTTGCTATCATACCAGCATTACCCTTATCCCTCACATACATACATCCATCCTCACCCCTATACACTTCCTGATTCTCATTAAGCAAAACCGTATAGGTATTTGTCGTATTTAAAGCCTTCTCACTTACCATATCAACCCTTTCCAGCTTAACATACGTGTAATTCCTACCATCTTTTGTCTGCTTAGTCACTATTCTCATCTCAACATCAACCACCGTTCCTTCCTTTAACGATTCGACAATGAAACCACCATTGCCCCACATTATCACCTCAAAGTATGTGTTGTACGGATCATCAAGTTCCGCTAATTTTACCGATGTCTTTATTAGCACATTACCCTTTACCATGATTGTCTCATGGCCCATGTGCCCCTTATATACCAATCTTGCCTTCATATCCTTTTACCTTTAGTGTTATTACTACTTCATACCCTAATGCTGCAAATAGTCTTGCCATCTTCTTTAATGGAATATCAACGTATCCATGCTCATACGACCATACCATACGCTTACTCATACCAGCCATCTCGGCTAATGCCTTCAAAGATACCCCATTTGCCTTCCTGATACCTCTTAGCATATCAGGAATCTTTACCTCAGTTACCTCTTTATCCATACTCTCTGTTTTTATTGGTTTACTTTGCAAAGATAGTTAGTATTGTAACATAATGCAAATAAATCACTAAATAAGTTGTATTAAAGTGGTATAAAGTTATTAACAACACCTATCCTTTACACCCCCGTACCCCGTCTATCCATTCATTTTCCTATCATCATACCCCCGTATATACCTTTTTAACCATACCTACACCAACTAATCTTCTATCCAATAACTCGTCTTTATACCATATGTTGCAGTATGTTATGCTATAACCCACGTATGTCGGTGTATTAAATTGCTATATACCCCCTACCCTGTACCCCGTATATTCGGATGCGGGGTTGGGGAGTAACCCCCCGAACAGCCCGGTGCTGCACATAAATTTCAAAAACATGAGTACATTGAAAGGTTTTATCAGGCAGTGGGGGTACGATTTCGTTTCCTCCACTCACGACGGGTTGACATTCAACCTGTCCGAATGCGAAATTAAAAGGAGTGGCAAGGGCGATTTATACGCCCGCCACAAACGTAGTAAAATACAGTTCTCGCTTGGTGCTCTTGTCGGGCTTCCAGGAATTACTTGGCAGTTAGACCAGGAAGTAGAACTGGACAGCCTACCAAATATGGAGGTTGTTGTTATAAATGGTAAACTTGCAGCCTCGCAAGGAGCTGTAAGTGCCTAAATGTGTTCGGCGGTCTTACGTGCCTATTTGATAGGTTAATAGGTGCGTCTCGCAACAGTAGTATTACTGGTAAGCACCCAGCCAGTATATATAAGTGGGTGCAAAACAGGGCAGCATACTACATTAACCCGACTGCATGCTTCGCCAAGGGCCCCGTGAAGTACAGGAAATATACAAGTTGAAGACTTTGTCTTTGGTTTGTATATGTAGTATGAACAGGTAGCGTCCAGCCTGTATAAATAAGCGGACGTTTTTTTTTT